AGTACATCAGAGTGGATCGAAGCTGAACGCCAACGTCAGACCAAAAAGTGGGAAGCGCAGAGAAACCGCTAACTATTTTTTAATTAGGACTTTATTATGTCAAATTCGATCTTAACCATCGACATGATTACAAGAAAAGCTCTCGAAATCCTCGAGAACAACCTTGTACTCACACGTAACGTAAACCGCCAGTATGATGACTCCTTCGCTGTTGAAGGTGCCAAAATTGGTTCAACCCTGCGTATTCGCTTACCAGACCGCGCTTTGGTAACTGACGGTGCCGCCTTGCAAGTTCAAGACGACAACGAACAGTACACAACTTTGACTGTAGCGTCACAAAAACACATCGGTGTGAACTTCACATCCGCTGAGTTGACAATGCAGTTAGATGACTTCGCAGAACGCGTACTCAAGCCACGTATTAGCCAATTGGCATCTTCTATTGATGCTGACGTAGCTAACGCTTACAAAGCTATTTATAGCTCAGTAGGTACTCCTGGTACAACTCCAGCTACTTCTTTGGTTCTGTTGCAAGCGCAACAAAAACTGAACGAAAACGCTGCTGTTATGTCCCCACGTTACGCTACTGTTAACCCAGCAGCCAACGCAGGTTTGGTTGAAGGCATGAAAGGTCTGTTTAATCCTACAGACACAATCAGCCGTCAATTTAAGAATGGCATGATGGGTATGGGCGTATTGGGCTACGAAGAAATCAACATGAGCCAGTCTATTAAGCAACATACAACTGGTACTTGGGGTACAACTATTACTGTAACTACTACTGTAGCTACTCAAGGCCAAGCTACTTTAGGTCTGAGCTTTACAGGTGCTTCACAGTCATGGAACGTAGGCGATGTATTTACTGTTGCTAACGTGTACTCAGTTAACCCACAAACCCGTGAATCTACAGGCTCATTGCAACAATTCGTAGTTACTGCTGCTGTTACTGCGCAGAACGCTACAACTACTGTTTCAGTTAGCCCAGCGATTTACACATCAGCTAATGCTTTGGCAACTGTGGATTCATTCCCTGTTGCTGGCGCTGCCGTAACGATGTTAGGCGCTGCTACTACTCAGTACGCTCAAAACTTGATCTATCACAAAGATGCGATCACTTTTGCAACTGCTGACTTGTTGTTGCCACAAGGTGTTGACATGGCTTCCCGCCAAGTTCATAACGGTATTTCATTGCGCGTTGTACGTCAGTACGATATCAACAATGACCGTTTACCTTGCCGTATTGACGTTCTATACGGTTACAGCGCGATTCGTCCAGCAATGGCTGTTCGTATGTGGGGTTAATCAAATTGCTCCCGCGCAAGCGGGGGCTTTTTAAATCAATTTTTTAAGGAATCAATATCATGGCACTTCCAAATGGAGCAGGTGGCTATCAAGTTACCGATGGCAATTTATCAGAAGCAACTATTGGCGTTCAAGCAGCGCCAGTAACATACGCAGCAGCAGCATCACCTTTGTTATCTGCTGATTTGACTAACGGCATTATCTATTACACAGGCAGTGGTAATAACCTGCAATTACCTTTAGGTGTTGATTTAGATGCTGCTATTTCAAGTGCAAAAACCAATAGCTCTATTGATTTCAATATTATTGCTAATGGTGGTACAGCAACAATTACAACTAATACTGGTTGGACATTGATTGGTACTATCACGGTTCCTACTACCACTTCTGGCGCTTTCCGCGCTCGTAAGACCGGTACAGGCACTTGGACTTTGTATCGCATCTCGTAATGTAATATCCCGCCCTTCGGGGCGGGTTTTTAAAAGGAAAAATCATGGCTAATACTAAAGCTGTTGGCGTAGCATACGCCGATCCAGCCGTTGATACTGTTCAGTACAAGTTGTATACAGTTGCTACACTTCCTACTGCGTCTACCGCTATTGCTGGTACACGCGCTGTGGTTAGCGATTCTAATGCTGCTTATACTGCTGGTATTGGTGCTATTGTTGCTGCTGGCGGCTCTTATGTCGTCCCAGTATTCTGCAACGGCACAAACTGGCTTATTGGGTAATAAAAATAGGGGGCTTCGGCTCCCTATCTAACTAAAGAAATTATGCCAATTATCTATATGAAGCACCCCATTCATGGCGCAAAAGTAGCTACAATGGAAGCTGAAGCAGAACATGACGAAATGCAAGGTTGGGAACGCTACGAACTGGATACGCAACCAGAAGCTGTAGTTGAAGAATTAGACGAAGTGCTTGCGGCTCCTGTTAATACACTGGAAGTAAAAAGACGTCGTAAAACTATTCAGTAAAAGGATTGAGCATGGCTACTTATACCGCTGGCGATCAAATTAACGGGGCTTTGCGCTTAATCGGTATGTTAGCCGAAGGCGAAGTGCCTTCTAATGCTACATCGCAAGATGCGCTATCTGCTATGAACCAAATGATTGATTCATGGTCTACAGAGCGCTTATCTGTGTTTGCGACCCAAGATCAAATTTATTCTTGGCTTCCAAACATTAAAACGCAGACGCTTGGGCCTAGCGGTGACTTTATTGGTAATCGTCCTTTTGATGTAGACGATTCAACTTATTTTCGAGATCCTGCTAATGGTATCTCGTTCGGTATTAAGATCATTAACCAACAACAATACAATGGTATTGCGGTTAAAACGGTTACTTCTACTTACCCACAAGTCATGTGGATTAACTACGATTACCCAAATATCAGTATGACCGTATACCCTGTACCTACTAAGGTACTTGAGTTTCATATCGTATCGGTTACTGAACTCATTGAACCCGCTGCTTTAGATACAATAATGGCTTTCCCACCAGGCTATTTAAGAGCGTTTAAATATAACTTGGCTTGTGAATTTGCCGCTGAATTTGGCGTAGAACCGCCTCCTACAGTAGCTCGAATAGCTATGGCATCTAAGCGTAACCTCAAACGCATTAACAACCCTGGCGATATTATGTCCATGCCTTACAGCATCGTAGCTACTCGTCAACGCTTTAACATCTTTGCTGGTAATTATTAAGGCTAATTTATGAACTATATTGCTATTTCGTCTTTACCTGTCGCAACTTCGGCTGATGTTGCTGATATTTTGCCTATTGTTCAAGGAGGCGTAACAAAGCAATTAACTAATTCGTTATTGTTTACTAGTCCTACTTTAGTTACCCCCGTTTTAGGAACACCTGTTAGTGGGAATTTAATAAATTGCACAGGTTTACCTTTAACTACGGGCGTAACTGGAACTTTACCTGTTGCTAATGGCGGTACTGGCATTACTAGTTTTGGTACAGGGATTGCTACTTTTTTAGGCACACCTTCAAGCGCTAATTTAATTGCTGCTGTTACAGATGAAACAGGTTCTGGTTCATTAGTATTTGCTACTAGCCCTACTTTAGTTACGCCTTTATTAGGAACGCCTACAAGCGGTGTTTTGACAAACTGTACTGGTAGCCCTACTTTTACAAATGTTAAGTATTCAGGTTTAGTTGCTACTACAGCAGCAGCGCCTACGATTGCAAGCGCTACTACTATTGCGCCGACAGCTTCAATTACCATTATTTCAGGCACCGCAGCAATCGTAACAATCACTGCACCTACGCCTATTTCGGCTGGTGGTGGCACGATTACTTTTATTCCTACAGGCGCATTTACAACAACTAACGCAGGTAATATAGCGATTGCATCTACAGCCGTTGTAGGTAGAGCAATAACATTTACCTATGATGTAACTACTGTTAAATGGTATCCATCTTACTAATATGCAAAGCCCGATTCTCGGACAAGGATATGTTGCTCGAAGTGTTAACGCAGCGGATAACCGCTTAGTTAATTTATTTCCAGAGATTCTTCCTGAAGCAGGTCAAACTAGCGGGTTTCTCAATAGAGCGCCTGGGCTTCGCCTTTTAGCGACTATTGGTACTGGCCCGATTCGTGGGCTTTGGACGCATACAACCAATGGTGAAGATGCGTATGTAGCGTCAGGCACAGAGTTCTATAAGATTTATCCTGACTATAGTTATGTTAAGTTGGGCAATATCTCAGGTACAGGCCCAGTATCTATTGCCGATAATGGCGTTCAAATAGCGATTGTATGTAGCCCTGATTTGTTTATCTATAACGAACCAGCGAATACTTTTGTACAAGCTGTTACACCAGCCGGCGCTAAGACTATCTCTTATATTGATGGTTACTTTGTTTATAACCAGCCTGATTCACAAATCCTTTGGGTTACTAACATTTTTGACGGCACGATTACTGACCCATTAGCTTTTGCTGCTGCTGAAAGTTCACCTGATAAGGTGATCGCCGTAGTAACCAATAACCGTGAAGTGTGGGTGTTTGGCGAAGGCACAACTGAAGTATGGTACGACGCAGCGACTATTCCCTTCCCTTTAGCGCCCATTCAAGGAGCTTACAATGAAATTGGATGTGTGGCTGCCTTTTCTATTGCTAAACTTGATAATAGTATTTTTTGGCTGGGGACTGATCCTCGCGGCTTTGGTATCGTTTATCGTAACCAAGGCTATACTGGCAAACGTGTATCTACCCATGCCGTAGAGTACGCCATTCAAAACTATCCTACTTTGGCTGACGCAGTAGCTTATACCTATCAGCAAGAAGGTCATGCGTTCTATGTGCTGAACTTCCCTACGGCTGACCGCACTTGGGTTTACGATGTTGCAACGCAAGGTTGGCATGAACGTGCTGGCTTGAATGATGCAGGCGTATTTACCCGCAATCGTGGTAATTGCCAAATGAACTTTGGCGAACAAACCGTTGTAGGTGACTATGAAAATGGCAACCTATATGCTTTTGACTTAGATGTCTATTCAGACAATGGTATGCCTCAGAAGTGGTTACGTTCATGGAGAGCGTTGCCACCTAATCAAAATAACCTTAAACGTACAGCGCATCATACTTTGCAATTGAATTGCGAAACAGGTGTGGGCTTAAATGGCTCGCCTGCGTATGAATCTGAAGGCTTATTAACTGAAGATGGTTTAGGCATTTTAGATGACCCAAGCAACATATTAGCAACCTCAGCGTACGTTGCTACGCTTGGCTATGACCCGCAAGTTATGCTTCGTTGGTCAGATGATGGCGGTCATACATGGTCTAGCGAACATTGGACTTCAATGGGTAAGATTGGCGAATATGGTCGCCGTGCCATCTGGCGTAGGCTTGGCATGACTGTCAAGCTGCGTGATCGTATCTATGAAGTGTCAGGTACAGACCCCGTCAAGATTGACATTATGGGCGCAGAACTAGTACTTACAGGGACTAATAGCTAATGGCTACTAACACTACCCTTTTGCCATCGTCTAAAGTACCTTTGATTTATGAAGATACGACTACCATGTCAACTGAGTGGTATCGGTTCTTTTTTAATATTTACGGCTATACCGCTAACGGTACAGTGCCAGGCGCTATTCCAACGACCAAGGGTGGTACAGGGCAGATAATCTATACCGATGGACAATTGCTAATTGGCGATAGCTCTACAGGCTCATTAGATAAAAATACATTAGCGCAAGGTAATGGTATTGGGATTACCAATGGCGCAGGCATGATATCAATTGCCAATACAGGCGTTCTATCTATTGTTGCCGGCACAGGCATATCGGTATCAAGCGCTACAGGTAATGTAACCGTAACTAATACAGCTACAGGACTTACTTCATTTAGCGCAGGTACAACAGGGTTTACACCTAGTTCACCAACAAGCGGTGCAGTAGTTCTTGCTGGCACTTTAGTTATAGCCAATGGTGGTACAGGCGCAAATACCGCGTCAGGCGCTAGGACTAACCTTGGGCTTGGCACAATGGCTACGCAAAACGTAGGCATTACGGCTACCATTACAACCGCTAAGTTAACCGCATTAGGCGCTAATGGCAGTATGGCGTTTACCAATGGCATCTTAACAGCGCAAACGCCAGCAACATGATGAACGAAATTATTGCACCTGCACCAATGCTAACTTTACAAGATGTCTTAGATAAAGTGGGTGTTCCTTCTACAGAGAAAATTCTTGCTTTGCAAGACGCGGTATGTAATCTGCCACCTGTAGAAAACATGGTTACAGACCATTACTTTTCGGGCGGTATGTATTGTCGTAGGGTTTGGCGCCCAGCCGGGACAATTATCGTGGGAAAAGTCCATAAAAAAGATCATTTCTTTATGTGCGTATCTGGTGAGATAATAGCGTGGACAGAAAATGGTATGCGTACTTTAAAAGCAGGTGATATTGTAGAGTCTAAAGCTGGTACTAAAAGGGCTACTTTAGCGCTTACAGATGCAATTGGGGTAACATTTCATGTAACTGATAAACGTGACTTTGATGAGTTAGAAGCAGATTTAGTTGAATTAGATGATAACGCAAGGTTGGACTTTAACAATAAGCCAAAAGTACCGTTGCTTAAAGCAGATAAAAGGAATTTATTATGACTATGGGATGGGTAGCTGGAGGTATCGCTGTTGCAGGTTTAGCCAGCGCATACATGGGATCGCAAGCGTCATCTAACGCCGCCCAAACGCAAGCAAACGCCGCAGGTCAAGCTACGGCATCTAATAATGCCAATTTAGAACGTCAAATTGGAATAAATGCGCCATTTGTAGCCGCTGGCACAAATGCGATGAATAAGTTATCTGCGCAAGCGCCATATACGCCTTCTGCGTTTAACTTTCAAGCTGATCCGGGCTATGCGTTTACTTTAGAACAGGGTAATAAACAATTAAATGCTACCGCTGCTGCTAGAGGTGGTTTGATCTCTGGTAATGCTTTAACTGCGGCGCAACAATATGGTCAAGGTCTTGGTTCGACTTATTATCAACAAGCGTATGGTAACTATTTGTCTAAAAATGCTCAAGATTTACAAGCCTATAACGTTAATACATCTAATAATCAATTTTTAACTAATATAGGCCAAGCATCTGCTAATAACACAGGCGCAGCTATCGGTACTACCGCTGCAAGCAACGCGTCTAATATTATTGGTGCTGGTAATGCTACGGCGGCGGGTCAAGTTGGTTCGGCTAACGCATACACAAGCGCGCTTAATAATGGGGTTAACGCGTATCAAACTAATGCCCTTATTAATAGTATTAAAAGCAATAATACGTCTGCATATACAGGCCCTAATAATTACCAGTACACGCCTTAAGGAATAACTATGCCAATTGACCCAAGTATCCCCCTTCAGGTTCAACCTTTTAAGACCGAATCGAGCGCTAATCAATTAGCAATGATGGAATCCGCCGCCAAATTAGGCGAGTATCAGCAAAATATTGAGCGTACTAATGCGCTGCGTAACCTTGACCGCAACGACCCAAACTATCTTAATAAAGTCTATCAAATAGACCCAGGTACGGGTATGAAGATGGAAGCCCATGCTTCTACTATTAAGAAAGAAACAGCGCAAGCAGGTAAAGCTGAAACCGAAAATGTTGCGGAGCATATTAAGATTAGACGTGAAGCTTTAGCTAACGTGACAACGCCTGAAGAATTTAAAGCATGGAGTGCTGATAACTATAAAGTACCTGCGTTAAGAGATTATTTTGGCGCGCAAGGAATGACGTCTGAAAAATCACAAGCGCAAATAGACAATACACTAAAACAACCAGGTGGATTTAGTGTATTGT